ATGGTTTAGTTCCTTCAAGCCATAGCCACGAGCATCACAATCCCTACACTTGTTAGGTTTAGCAAACTTAGTGCCATCCTTCTTTGTCTTGTATGTCTTACCTGTACCCGTGCATGTAGGGCAAGTAAAAGCTTTGGTACGTTTTATGATAGTACTGTTTGCTTCTACAGCCTGCTTAAACTCTTTAGGGTTGTTCACGTAATCAAACAGATCCACCCACTCTTTCTTGTTGTTCATCCTGCGAGAGAATACAACCTGAGACATCTGCTCCCGTGACTTGAGATTGATAGGTGTGTCACCCATGATCTCACGCACCTTATGCTGTAGTCGATCCTCAATGTCTGCCTTCTCACGTTCAAACTGTAAGCGTACATCATCTAAGGCTGTACGATCCACCCTGATTCCTGACATGTACATTCGGGTAAGGGTTTGACAGGTTCTGAAGGTAACGTCTCTAACGGTGTGTAGACTGGCTGAATCGGTCTCACCGTAGTCTGCCTCAATGCTGTGGAACAACTCACGAGTTGTGTCGAGATCGCACCTAAGATAAAAGCAAAGCTCACTGAGAGGAATCTCATTTGTATTATACCCTTCCTTAAAGTAACGCTTAAGGGTGTCATCCTTCTGAGCGTTAAGGTTGCGTCTCTCTGCACATGCTTCTAAGCTTAACGGTTCCTTCTGACCACGCAGTAGGATATACTCTGCAAGCATGGTGTCATAGATAGGCCCGTCATACTTAAAGCCACATTCCCATAGCCACATCAGATCGTGCTGCGCATTGTGCATGATGAGAAGAGTAGTCATGTCTAAGATTTGTTGAATTAGCTTACGCCCAGCACCACTGGTGTCTTTCTTCTCAACGTGATCTAATGTTACAATATGTAACTCTTCGTGATTGTCTGCGTTCTGCATACCGACTTGCACGAGGAAGTTACCCTCCTCATAGGGGTCTAGGTGTAGCTTATCCCTACGCCTGTTTGTTGTGTTCTCAACGTCTAGTACAAGTCTCATCTCTCTCTCCTCTAGGCTTGATATAGTGATCTCGCCCCGTCTAACTCACAGTGTACTACACCGTGCCAACCACCCTTAAGCTTATTCTTAGCTATATTCAAGTGCCGTTGTGTATCTTCTTCATCAGCACCCTCAACAATGGGGTTCTTAGAGATCAGAACCATAAGGTCTGCCTCTGCTGCTTTACCTGTCTTACTGCCTTCCATCATGGATTGGTCTACATATACCTTACCCTCTGCTACAGCACTCAGCTGTGACATCCATACAACACAACAGTTGTATTGCTTGGCAATGTTACGAGCATAGATAGCCGCATCTTTTAGGTACACATCGGACTTATCACTTGTCTTGCTGGCAAACTTGTCACCCATGTCCAGGATCAGTACGTCAGGCTTCTCTTGTTTGACCAGAGACTCAACCCACTGCATATCCTTGTTGGTGCTGTCCTTGATGCGGATGTTCTTCCTAACAGGTTCATAGCGGCTACGAGCGAGGGCTACGTTAGCCTTAACCTCATCCATAGACATGTTAGAGGCTGCGCTCAAGTAACGTGCTCCTACACGCTCATATGCTTCCTCATTACATAGCACAACACACTTAGCACCTTGATGCGCCCAACCCTCAGGTCCAGCAATGAGAGACGCATGGAAGGATGTCTTGCCTGTGTTAGGACGTGCGCCTACCAACAGTAAGTGACCACCACTGACACCCTCTACCTTGCGGCGTAGGCTAGGGATATTAAACTTCCACTGTGTCTGTAGATCGTTTGCTTTGAGTAGTGTGTCGATACTAATGTCTTCCCACTCAATACGAAGGTTGGGGGTGAAGTCATCCTTGTAGTTCTCAAGCATACGTCTGAGAGGCTCTAGGCTGGTCTGTGTGCCGTTAACGAAGTCAAAGCCTAGGTTGGCTACCTGTTCGCCTACATACTGCTGAAACATACTGCCAAGTACGTCTGTAGCAATATCTTCTTTGATAGTGTCTTCTTTATTTATCTTGCGAAAGAGATCTTCATAGGCAGTCTTAGTGGCAGTTGTCATCGTCTGGTTCTGTGAATAGAACAAGGCCTCTAGGTCTGATGTGTTTAAATCGCCATCATATGTCCTCATGGCAGCATCTAGTGCCTGCTTGATCTTGCGTACATCCTTAGTGAAGATTTTATCAGGGCAGCGAATGCCCTTGTGTTGTTCATAGAAGTCACGGTTAAGTAACGTCTTAATCAGTGCCAGTTCCATCATTGTCTTTCTCTCCTACAAAGATACGATATAATACTTCCAGTGCAATCAAAGGCCACAGGAAAGCAAACTTGATAGGGCCAGAGTTATCCATCTCCTCATCCTCTGGCTCTACCATATGGTATAGTAAGGGTAGGGCTAACACATACATTGCGAATACGCCAGCGAAAAACCCTTGTCCTAGTTCATTCATACTTGTGGCCTCTCAAATGTTATGTAGAAAGCCCCTTCTTTACTGTTGTATGCTGCCATAATATCAATGAGTTGCTGATGGCTCATGATAATCATCTGGTAACAGTCCATGTCTGGTTCAAACTGTCGGATATATACATCACCATCATCACCTAAGATGACTTCCACATCCTCGTGCATGTCATCCTGGTCTAGGGTTGTGATTACAGCAGCGTCTGATTCAAACTCAACTGTGTACATCAGGTTGCTCCGCTACAAGAATGTTAACGTGAGCTACGTTACCTTCCACACGGGTGATGACATACTCAAGCCCTGCCTTGGTGAGCAACAAACGTAATTGACCTACAGGTATCATGTCTTATCCTTTCCATCTAGGTGTATCAGACGATCCAAGTACCACTGTGACTTGAGTAGATCCTCTTGCTTGTTCTTGTAACGCCAGCGGTGTAGGTACTTAGCTATGTTACCACGCAGGTAGCCTATGTATTCCTCTGTGGTGAGGAAGTCTTCAATGTAGTCAATACATTCTATCTTACCCTTGCCGTAGTGTGCTGGGTTGTTGACGTTATCCGCTGTGTGTTCTGACATTACCTTCTCCTTAAAGTCTTCATGCTCTTTCATCAAGCGTTTCCACTCACTGTTTATCATCACTCTTCCTCCAAACAGAACCCACACCATGTATCCTTACTAGCATTACCACAGCTGACACACTTGCGCCACTTGTTCTTCTCGTCACGCTCCAAGGATGCCTTACGTTCTTCTGGTGTCATAGGTCTGATGTCACTAAAGTCTGCCTCTAAGGGCCACTCATTGTCTGTCACGGAGTACCTCCTCATACTTGTTGAACAACTGCTCAAACTTCCACTGGTATAGCTGCTGCATACCCATCAAGGTGTTCATCATTTCGTCTGGGGTAGGCTCACGCTCACCATCACCTATCTGTCTAAAGACAACTTGAAGGTCATCACAGACGTGCCAACAATCCATAATCATAGGCTCTAAGTCATACAGTTTAGCCATCGTCATCCTCCGTTAGTGCATCCCATGACACAGGGAACAGCTCAATCATCTTGTGGTCAATCTGTCGTGCTACCTCTCGTGTCTCTGCCTGTGTGTCAGCCTTGCATCTAAGGTTACACATATCAGCGAAGGCATCCAAGCTACCTGACCAGTACCACTCAGTCATAGTAGACTGTGGTAAAACCATCCGTGCCATCTCAGGTGCTACACCATGCTCAAGAAGATCGTTGTAGGATTTGAGACATGCCCAGTTAGTATCACCCCAGTCACTTACATCAACGACACCATCAGAGCCTTGCTTCTTGTCAGCGCTACGTCCACGCCACACGTCAGGTACATAGAACTCAGGCTCATCATCTACGTATCGCCTGGATATTTCGTTCCATCTCAAGAACTTATGCTTGACTAGCTGTCGTGCTACAAAGATCGGAGCCTTGACGTGGAAGCTTGCAAAGCAATGCCCAAAGGGACTGATATGTTTGTGCTTGGCTAGATAACGGATGAGCTTATCATCCTTAGCCTTGAGCTTAGGTGGTCCCCACGGATCGTCTTCCATCTGAGATGTCTTACCAAATGACACTCGTGCAGCGTTAGCTACCGTCAAGTCATTACCCATGTGGTCAATGTATGTTGCTTTAATCATCAGAAGGGAACCTCACCGTACTTGTTTCGTGGATCTACATAATAACCTGGCTGCATATAGTCAGGCTTCTCTGCGCTGGGCTTAGGGTGGACACTCTCTAGGCCCATCTCTTTAAGGAAATCTTTAAGATCGTTCATGATAGTAATTCCTTTAATCTCTCTAGGTCATCAGTTAGCCTATATTTGATGTCATCGTCAAGCCGGAAGGCTGTACTATTTGCATTTGTCCATAGTGCTATCTCTCTACTAAACTGCAAAGTCTTGTGTGCAGCATCAGGATCTAGTGCTACGATAACATCGTCATACTCGCTTATTTTATCCATGTGTGCGGCTGTAAGGGCTGTGCCAAGGATTGCCATAGCTGTTACATTAGGGAACTCCTGATAAGCAACCATAGCTGACACACAATCCTCTAATACTAGAAGTGTTGAACCAGTCCCTACAGTGTAGTAGTCTGCCTTACCTGTATAGCGATACCACTTAGGCAGCTTATCGCCCACTGCACGTCCATTAGCATCAATGATGCGCCCTTTGTAGTGTATCGGGAATACAACACGTTCATCCTTAACGTCATAGAGTAGGCGTCTGTCTACGATACCCCAGCGTTTAGTGAACCTGTGAAACTTATCATGCTCTGCTGTAGGCTGTACCACATACTCAGGTATCTCCATAGTCTCAGGCTCCATCTGCATAGGCTTCTCTTGTTTAGCCATGAGGATCTTTATCTCTGATGCTGTCAGGTCAGTGTGATGATACCCGCCAATGCTACAGTCTAGCTTGTAACAGTTGTACTTGATTAGACCCATCTCTTTAGTGACAGTAAATGTGTTCCTGCCATAGCAGGATGGGCAGTTCATACGTCTGCTCTCATCCTCTCTTAAGTCGAGGCTGTCTAAGTATTTACGAATGTTCATCTACCTACCCTTCCGCTTCACACCAAAGTGTTTTTCCTCAAAAGTAAGTATGCAGTGACAGTTAGCACACAACACTTGACACTTAGCTATCTCTGACCTTAGCATCTGTTTACCTTTAGTGTGTCTTTTCAGGTACATATTATGTGCCCTTTGTGCTATAAGGAAACATTTATCCTCTGGGTTGATATGGTTGAACTGTAATGCCTGTGCACTTTTGTTGTAGCCACACTTAGCGCAACCCTTCCTTACTTTGTAACGCTTTAGTACAGCCTGACCATAGTCGTATCTTTTTCTCTTCCTAATGTTATCTCTGTTTATTGTCTCAGGGGATCTAACTCTCGTCATCGTCTTTACCTCTCGCTGCTAGTGCCTTAGATGCACCACTGAATGTATTGACCATGTAAGGCTTTACTGATCCAACTTCCTTGTGTCCTGTTACCTGCATGATACCTGCTAAGTCTGCACCACCCTCCATCATCTCTGTCACAGCGGTACGCCGTAAGTCCATAGCTGTGAGTGTCATAGGTAGATTAGCTTCCTTGAGTACCTCATTGATAATGATACCTATTTCTACTTTATCGTAGGGTGAGTACGCCCCCGCTCTAGGCTTGACACGAGGCGCAACGTAGTCCTGGAACCCAAAGTCTTTCTTTTGCTGTCGCAGCATATCACACAAACCCTTAGAGATAGGAAGGTGTATCTCTGCGTTGCGCTTGCTTTGAGTTAAGTCCATGCGACACTCAGTTAAGTCTAGTTTGTCCCACTGGAGAACACGCATATCACCAACACGCTGCCCCCAATCGTATGCCATGTGGACAATAAGCCCAATGCTGCGCCAGCGGAAGTCACCATAAGCTGTGGAAAGGAATGTCTGAACTTGATCTCTGCTCCATAGTACACGCCGTGGTTGACCAGACTTGGTTTCTAATAGAGCCACTGGATCGTGCGTCATTACGTCATGTCTCATTGAATGTTTCCATGCTACAGACAGAACAGACTTGCGGTAGTTAGCCGTACGAACACCAACAGATAGCCAACTCTCATAAGCCTGAGTAAGGTGACGTACCTTGATACTCTTATGGCGATACGCCCCAAGGCGCTTGCCCTCCACTACTGTGCTACACACCGCAGCCAGTTGAGTATCGTAGTCCTTCTGTGTCGTAGCTGCCAACCTAGCAAACGCAGGTGACTTGGCATAGAAGTCTACGATCTCTTGTAGTGTGGCTGATGCCTTGGGGATATTCATTTCTCTCTCCTGTAGTTTAAGGGTTTATATAGACGTAGCCTAGGTAAAGAAAGGGTGCTAAGACATACAGACCTGCTAGTGATCTTAGTATCTCTCCTATCATGATCTATAGCTTTTCAGAACAGTATTCTTAACGCTCTTCATGGTTATACGATGCACCTTGTTGTCCTCAAATAGTTTAGATCGTAGACGGTGGGCATCGTAGGGTGTGAACACTGTAGATACAAACTCCTCATGCTGATTGACGTATGTGTTCTTGTAAACCTTGATTGCTCTACTCGCTATCATTACGTTGTCTCCTCTTCTTCCTCTTGCCAATCTCCGCAGCTCTCACAGCGAGCATCAGCTACATACTGGTGATAGATCACAGTATGCTCATCACAGTGAACACACGGCTGTTCTTGATAGTCCATCATTACGCTGTCTCCTCAATAAGCACATAGCGTGTGTACTGCTGACCTGTCACAGGGTGCTTACCCTTAACGCCATCAATGCGGTAGCCGGACTTGCGTAGCTCAGAGATACGCTTAGTGAATGACTGGATGCTGTAGTCCAGCATAGCCTCACGCTGGGTCAGACCCTTGGTTGCACGAAGGTGTGTGATGATCTTAGAGTTTTGTGTGTTAGTCATGTCTCTCTCCTTTGTTAGACATTTATAGATTAGTAATTGTGTTTGGCTGCGTCAATGTTACCATTATGTCACGTCACATTTCAGCAACACCCAGGACGCCAGTGTTCTCCCACTCAGCAAACAACCCCTGCTTTTCCAGGATAGCATTGATCTTGTGGTTGACACCAAAGTCATCCAAGACAGTGCCACCAAACTCACAGTAGTAGTCAGCCCACACCTCTGGGTAGTTGTCCTCACCTGAGATACGGAAGCCATCGTCATCCTCATAGACTGTGACGCCTAGCTTCTTGAGTTGGTTGTATGCGGTACGATAATTCTTCTTCATTGTGTTACCTCTATTTCTGTTTTGATACCTTCCATGCGGCTGTAATTAGCAGCCAGCCTGTCTGCCTCCCTCATGTCTGTCACGTTGTGATAGCACAAGGGTTTGTGCGTGATCTTGCTGGTGATTATGATACGGATCATGCGCCTAGCTCCTCTGCCACTAAGTGATACACTGCGCACCGATCCAGATAGTATTGCATGGCAGCCATGTCAGTGTAGTCTGGCGCATCCATGCCGGACATCTCAATGTCATTGTCAAGCATTTCATGCAGCGTGAGTAGCTGGCTTGTTGTTAGTTCTAGCGTGTGCATTATTCTAACTCCTCTACATAGTTTATGTTGTAGTCTGCGCAGTCTAATGTGTCATGCACTGATAGTTCACGCACTATTTGTTCTGCCTGTTCTTTATTATCAGCCTCAACCTCAAACGAGTTATATATGGTAATACTTACATCATACTTAGTCATAAGCCTAGCTCCTCTCAGATAACATATCTCTTACTTTGACCAGCATCTTGGCACGATCAAGGTAATACTGCATCAGGGCAACGTCATCGTAGTTCCCCTCACCCCATGACCCCATCTCCATGTCAGTCTCAATAATCTCTTTGAGCATCAACAGTTCATTTGTGCTTAGTTCTAGCTTAGTCATTGTTTTCTCTCCTGTTCTTACCGTGTTAGTCATTGTTTTCTCTCCTGTTTTTACCGTTAATAGTATAGGGTATCATTGGTGGGTGTTACTCTGTCTCTTCTACACCCATTTGCTGAATAAACTCATCAATAATTTCACTGTCTGCTACATGATAACACTGTGTCAGGTCATGTGTGACGTAATCAATCAGACCCTCAATGTCTAATGATTCTACATACTTATCAATGGCTGCTTCTAATTCGTCTGCTCTATACATTGCGCCGTCTCCTTTACTGAATACCTGTAACACCGATTGGTGGTTAAATTCATAGTCCTTAGTCATCATCCATCTCCTCTGTCTCTTCTACATTATGAAACTTTACTGTGATGCACCCGTCACCATCATCCTGTGTGACAATCCACGACAATTCACGGCTGTCATCCGACAACACCATTGCATGAAGCTCATCAAAGAATAATTCTCTATCCATTACGCCATCTCCTCTACTGGTTGGCTGTTAAACTCATAGACTGCCTTGGCAAACCCACGGGGTGTGGCAGATCGTATGTCTTTGGTGCGCTGTGACTTACCGCCCAGCTTTTTATGTTGTGTGCTGTACCCCTGCTCTGGTTGAACTGGATCAGTCCACGGCATCACAAAGCCATTGCCTGTCCAGAGGCACGTCTTCTTTGGGTAGGCATCCTTGGCTGAGATATACTCAGGCCAGCGTGGATGCTCTGCATGATCGTCATGGATGTAGCCACCATACTCATAAGGGTGGAAGCTATGGTCAGGCTTGCGCCACTTAGTAGCTAAGACACTGACAGGGTTTTCCACAAAGTAAGGTACACCTAGGTCATCAAACAACTCACCGCACCACACGGCGTACTGCACAGCCTTGGTCTGAAACTCAGGGTCACGCTCTGCCTTGCGCTTGAAGTGTGCTGCACCTGATACAGCCATATCAGTACAGACAGGGAAGGCCATGCCAAAGACTACGGGTTTGTCATGCCATACTTCATAGATTAAATCTAGTGTTTTCCTGTCGTGTAAATCTGCGTGTAAATAGCTTATGCTACCCTCGCCGTATTCTTCATACTTTTCTGTATACCATTTGTGTTGAATGTCAAAAGCATAGCACTCATACCCTGCCTCTGCCCATGGCTTGAGTGCCTCACCTGTGAAGTCATATAGTGATAGTACGATACCTTTAGTCATGGTCTTAACCTCTCTCTCTTTGTAATGCTGTCGCCTGTTCATCTGTAACGTCCAGCAATATGTTCTTAACCTCTTCGCTGGTCAGGCCAAAGTGCCTAGCCACTTGTGCGATTGTCTTGTTGGTTGTGTCAAACATATCACACACATCCATGGGGTGCGGTTTATAGATCATCAGTATACCCTCTTTGTCAGATAGATTATGAGCTTGTCTACGTTGTCAAACTCTTCATGAAATGTCTTCATCCCCTCTGCGTCATAGCAGTCGTATGATAGCACAGGCCACTCTGGATCTTCTCGCATAGCAGGGTCGGCATAGTCCACAAAGATCTGGCAATAGTTGCCGTGCCGTTCCTCTTTGAGCAGTGACGGGCAGGTGTCATTTTTCCAAGAGCTGTTCTGCCATCCGTGAGGCGACAATGCATGAAAGAGTTTATTGAGTGTGTCATAGT